CGCAGGGTCAGGCGGGTCTTGCGCAGGTTATGCAACTGCGGTTGACTGTTGTCTTGGCTTAGATCCTGATAAGCTTCAGGACTGCGTTGATATATTTCGTTGAGGACCATGTTGTATTTATTAGATTGTGGGTATTGGAGGCGCCCCGCCGGGAGCATTGACTCCTCCGGCTGTGGGCTGACCGGGCTGTGCTGGTCCTGGTGCCAGACCTTCTGGGCCGGGTTGGGGTTGTGCCAGTTCTTGACCCATGGTTATGTCGCTTTCTAAACCAGCTGGAGTAACACCAATGCTTCGCAGATCCTGGCCTTGTGTGGTTTCCAGATCAGGTTGGTCACGTTCTTCACGCCACATTTGTTCGTTTTCCACAATTTCTTCTTCGGTCAGACCCAGGAAGCGTTGCATCATAAAGCGTTTGCTCAAATAAGGCAACTGTTCCAACTGCATGAAACTGCCGATGCGGCTGGTGTCCAGTTCGCTTTGGCGATAGCTGGCAAAGTTTTGTGGTGCAGTCAAGCCAATGCTGAACAGGCCTGCGTCGATGTTGAAGCCTCTCCAGCGCAGGAACATTTTGAATTCATCATCCAGTTTCTGCATGACCAAGCGTTGTAGGCGCATGCAATACTGGTTGAATCTGTATTCTTGTATGAGTGCTGTGCCAACTCGACCATCATTCATGGCACGATCACTGTCATCAGGCCCGGTGGGCAAGTAGCTCGACGGCACACGCAGACCGCGGGCCATCTTGTTGTTGAAGTATTTTAAGTCGTCAATTTCGCCCAGATTTGCACCGCCGGGCAGGGGTTCTACACTGCTTCCGCGGCCGCTTTCACCGTTGAATGGAAAGAAAAAATCTTCATTGATCGAAAGTGGATTGTAGCTGGCATCCATCATGTTAGAGCCACCGCCGGTGACTGTGGGTATTCTGCGTTGGTGCATTTCGTTCTTGACTCGTTCCACAAACTGCATGGCCATGTGACTGGGCATATTGCCCACGTCAATCTTGAACACTCTGCGTTCCGGAGCACGTTGTACTCGATAGATCAACACAGCATCTTCCAACAGTTCTTTTTGTTTATAAACTTTGAATATGTTTTCCAAGATGCTCTGTCCAAAAGGCCAGAAAAAATCCAAGCCTTCGTTGAGACTTAAATGTATGATGTGTTTGGCATCCAGGCAGGATTCGTTCATGGCCTGAGTAAATCTACTGTTGCCTGTGCCACCTGCACCGGCTGCATATCCACCAGCACCACCTGCTCCTGTGCCAGCATTGCCTTGACCCATGCTGCCGGTTGGGCGACTCACATAGTAGTCCTGTGTGGTCTTGGGGGCTATGCTCATGTTTTGGAAATTGGGATTGATGTCGCGGATCACATACTGCTCAGGACGCTTGCCTTCGCTTTCGTTGACAATCACACGGCTGACCTTGGTCATGTCTACCCAGTACAGTTCAAAAGTTTCTGGGTCTCTGACAAATATCTGGTCACCGTACTTGATGGTATTGCGGAACAGTTTGAACATTCTTTGATCCAACTGATTCAACTTGGTCCACTGTTGCAATTGCTTCTTGATAATTTCTACTTCGTGATCTGTGGGCTTGTCGGTAAAATGAATGTCAAAGGGAGTTTCGTTGTCTTCGTTCATCTGAGTTGAAAACTCGGCAATAATGTCCAGGCAAGCGTTGATCTCACTATCCATGTCCATGTTTTCGTACTGATTGTAACGTTCCACACGGTTGGGATGGCCCGAATACACTTCCGGTAGCCGGCTGGCATAGTTGCGGAAGGCAAAGTCGTTGCCAGTGGCATAGGCATCAGAACCCATGCCTTGCTGTCTTGGATAGCCCGGAAGGCCAAATTGATTCTGTCCCGAAATGGGGCTCAGCTGACCGCTGACGTCAGCAATCTTGAAATATTTGCGCCATCCACCATTGCGTCCGTTGCGGCCGCTGTCTATAGCCATTGCATAAATCCTTTAATTAGTAGTATATTTACCGTGCTTTAGCTTTGATACTTTAATAATTTTTCGCTCACGCCCAGCTGACTCTTGAGCACTGACACCATTTCGTCCATTTTGTCCAGCTGTGCTGTCAGCATACCGAGATCCATTCCGCCCATGCCCATACCTTGTGCCGCTGGACTGTTTAGCGGAACAATTGCTTCGGTACCGTGCATGGTCAAATTGGGTCGGTATCCACTGGTAGGGCCGCTTAATATAGCACCGTTGGCTGCAGAGATGTGCGGCGGGTCGCCGGCCAGAGGTTTGAATCCGTAGGTGCCCAATAGACCAGCAGACTCTAAATACTGACGTTGGTCGCTTTGGATATCTAGCGCACGACCTTCTTGATGCAGGCTCATGCCAGGAGCTGCTTTGGGATTGGCACCGGGGTCTACATTGGCCTGCTCTTCGGGGCTCCTAAACGCACTGTTGACCTGTAGTTTTTTGCCTGTTAGATTGTTGTAGTCCTGGGCCATTTTTAAAAAACGCTCTCTTACCCCGGGTTCCAGCTTGTTGAAGTGATCCTTGCTGCCGGTTCCGCCTGTGAACTTTACAAAATCTTCTGGATTTATACCAGGCGGTCCGCTGCCACCTACAGATGCTCTAGCAGAGGCAATTTCTGCGTCGCTTGCAACTCCGCCTATAGCAGCGGCATCGCCTGCGCCACTTGCGTCGCCGCCAAATTCTGCGCCCACTCCACTACCACCACCACCTCCACCACCTCCTGCGCTGCTGCCGCCAATGGTCTTGTTCACATACTTGACAAATGTTTCCATGGACTTGGTCATGGCCTGCACAGCATCGGCTGCCTTGGGCAAAAACGTAAATCCTAACTTTTGTATTTCGATGTTGAGACCTTCCATGCTCTTCTGTGCTTTGACCGTGGAATTGGTCAGATCGTCGGCACCGCTGGTTTGTTCTTTTTGTGTTTTTTTGGCCAGATTACCCGACTCGTCCATCTTGGCGCCAGCAAAGTCGGCCTTGTTGGCAAAGTTACTATAGACTCCAGCGGCTCCGTCTACATACTGACTGTATCCCTCTGCAGCCTTTAGATTATTCTGCACAGCCTTTTGCATTTCTACTTGGGCCTGCTGAGCAGTAATGTTTCCTTCCTTGAGTCGAGCAATGATGTCGGCGGCTGCACCGCCGGTGTCGGCCATGAGCTTTCTGGCCGCATCGGTATTAGCAGCGCCCGAAACTAAATCTCTAGTGCCCTGACCAAGTTCTTGCCCAAATCCAGTCATCACTGTTTGTAATCGAATCAAACCGTCTTGCTGATCTTTGTTCAAGCTGTTGATACTGGCGCGGAAACGACTTTCACTTAGTGCTGCATCTTGTTGTTTTTGTATGGCCTCACGACTTAGACCTGTTACCTTGGACAGGCTGTCTAGTTCATAGGCATATTTTTTAGCACCGGCTTCTAGTTCAGCATTAGTCATGGTCTGCGAACGACCTAGACGTGTTTGCTGTGTTACAAATGCGCCTACCGAAGCACCAATTTCTTCTGCACTAAATCCCAACTGGCGCAGACTGTCATCCGCTCCCCGAGTAAGCTCCCCGGTTATCCGGCTAAAATCTTCGGCACCCTCGCCTGTGAGCCCGCGGAATCGTGCCAGCGCCACAGAATTTTCAGAAATCTGTTTGACAAAGGTGTTTAGTTGTAACCCGGATGTGGTAAACTGCTTTTGTAGGCCACTCATACCCGAGGCAGTGAGAGCTCCTACCTTGCTGAGATCATTGAATGCCTTGGTACTTTGATCCATCTGCTCCAGCATGAACTTGCTGGCTTCTGCTGTGGCTTTGATACCTGCAGACAATGCTTCTCCAGCATACGGAATGCTTTTGGCCAGACCAGCCATGGCATTGGCAGCCATGTCGACCACGGTGTTGAGTGCTTTGAAACTGGTGTCGCCTTGCCCGACCGATTTGGCAAAGTTGCCCATGCCTTTGGCCACTTGAGCCGGTACTGTTTTGAGTTCTTTAGTGAATGCGTCCAGCCCAACGCCGGCCTTCTTGGTGGCATCGTCAAGACCTTGCATGGCATTGCGTACCGATTGAGCTAGTTGTTGCAGTTCTTGGTTTTCATCAGCCATGCTTTTTCATCCAATAAATATAGATATATTTATGGTGGTGAAAAATGACACAAACAGACAACCCTTTACGCAAATACTTTAGACAGCCAGCTATCCATCTGCGATTGCCCAGCAACGGAAAATTCTATCCGTCTGAAGCTATCAGCATGCCGCCCAACGGCGAATTGCCCATTTATCCAATGACCGCAGTGGACGAGATCATCACTCGCACTCCAGATGCCTTGTTCAACGGGTCAACAATAGTTGAAATAATTTCCAGTTGTGTGCCCAATATACGCGACCCTTGGAGTGTTCCTGCGGTTGACCTCAATGCCTTGTTGGCTGCTGTGCGTTTGGCCAGTTATGGTCATAGCATGGACATTGCCAGCAAGTGTCCAAAATGCAGCGAATCAGAAGAGCTGTCTGTGGATCTACGGGTAGTGCTGGACAGTATCAAAATGCCCGATTATGATCTGCCCCTGACCCTGGGCGATCTCACTGTGTACTTTGTGCCCATGACCTATCGCCAGATCAACGACGTTGGACGTGTGCAGTTTGAAGATCAAAAAATTCTACAAATGGTCAACGATTCTGAAATTGCCGAAGAAGAAAAAATGCGCCGACTAGGCGAAGCATTCCGCCGCATCACGCAGTTGACTGTGCGTAGCATAGCCGCATCTATCAATGCTATCAAAAGCGAGGATGCCATGGTCACCGATTCCGTGCAGATTGAAGAATTTTTGTTGAACATTGAAAAAAGCAAGTTTGAAACCATCAAAGAGCATGTGATGAAGTTGCGAGAAGCTACCGATCTGCAACCCATCGCAATTACCTGCAGTTCTTGTTCCAACCAATACCAACAAAGTTTCACGCTTGACATGTCAAATTTTTTCGAAATCGCCTCCTAGTACTGGATTCCGACAGCATCAGTAAAATCATTGATGCCATGGACAAAGAAACACACAACATACGGCTTGATGTTTTAAAATTGTGTTGGTACATGCGAGGCGGGATCACATACGATGAAGCCATGCAGATGAGTGAATCTGATCGTAACATCGTCAATGAGATCGTCAAAGAAAATTTAGAAACAACCAAAAAATCTGGCCTGCCTTTCTTCTAAAACATGTTAGATCTTGAACAAGTACAATACGATATGGAACGTTGGATGGCCAACTTTTTAGAAGTGCCGCATCCAGAGCTAGGCGGTTGGCCCCCATGCCCGTATGCCAGACGAGCCAGGCTGGACAGAGACTTCGAAGTCAGGCTAGGGGTCAATCCTTACTTTGATTTGAAAGTCGTGTCGCAGACCGGCATTGCCAAAAGCGTGGTAATTTTTGTTTATGAATCAACGGCTTACACAGCCAAGCAATTTGCAATCCAGATAGAATCGGCCAACACAGAATTTTTGTTGTCACAGGATTTGTTGGCCCTGGAAGATCATCCTGACTTGCCAGAAGTGGTCAACGGAGTCTCGATGAATCAAGGCACCTATGCCTTGGCGCTGGTGCAGAATCTCACTGATTTGAATACCAAGGCCCGGCTAGTGGCGCAAAAGGATTTTTATCACGGCTGGCCCAAAGACTATCTACACAAGTTATTTGCACACAGACAAGATCCCAGATCATGACATATCAATACGCCAGGATACGCCTGCAGGAAACCACATATCAACCTACAGTAGACTGGGAGTACCTGCATGAGCCCAACATACCCTTGCTCAAAGATATCTATCGTACCTACTGTATCTACAAGCACTTTGCCAGTGTCATGCCCTTGTTTGATAGTCAGTTTACTGATGCCATGACTGATGTGATTGGTTACAAAGAAAACGGAGAGCTGGTGGCTTTTAGTTTGATGCGACGTTTAGATGATCAAAATGTATTGGCCAGTCAGTTTGCGTGGACCTATCACAATCCACGCACACGTCTGGGCATTGAAAGTTTAAAAACCGAATGTGCTATCTACAGAGATCGAGGTTTTGAATACTTGTACTTGGATCAGGCACACTTGTACAAACAAGGCATTGACGGCTTTGAACTACTAGGACCACAACAATAATGGCAGACTTATACACAATTTGGGCAGACAAAGAAGGCGATATATCTGATATCGATTGGGTCAACGGAATGAAATCGTTTTTTGATCACTTGACCAGCGAAGGCAAAATGGAATCATATAGAATCACCAGATGCAAAATGGGATTCCGTAGTATTGCGGATCTTCCCGAGTGGATGATAATCATGGAGTTCCGCAACATGGCACAGATGGATGAGGCATTCCGTAGAGTTGCACCACTTGAGGGCGAACTAGAAACCAAACACCGTAGTTTCAATCAGTTTGTTAGCGGCAACATACAACATGCCTTGTTTCGAGATTGGCCTGATCAGTTCTGAGATCTCTAAGAGATCTATTGATTCGCTATCGCTCATCAATGGTTTGTTTTCCGTATTATCCAGATCTTGTGGTCACAATTCACCGTATGCACGGTGAACAATGATCTGCATTATCCGAGTCGGAGCAGTCACTTCATTCCAATGAGATTGTAGTTTCCTACACGGAGGCGGTTGACCGGTACCCCCTACTCAAGCTTCACATATCAACGGAACCCTAGTGACCCGAGAAGAACCAAGTCCTATGAGCATGAGTTGTGTCTTTTTCACAGAGCTCAAACCATTTGTTGCCTTAAGTTAGCAATTGCCTTTCACACGCAAGCTCATCCAGACCGGGTATCTCACCGTTCCTCCTTGCGAGTCGAGCTGCCTCGACCAAACAGAGTGTGTTGTTGCCTGTCTAGTTTAAATTTTATTTTTTATGTGACTACCATGTATACGGCAAACTATCTGCCCGTTGTAGTAGTCGTCTGATTCTAATACTCTATGATTAAATTGTTCTCTAGCTTCTACGTAACTGCATTCAGCTTTTGATTTGCAATAAAATAATATTTCTCTTGTGAAGTTGTCTGAGCCTAGCTCTGCAATGTCTCGGTTGAGTTGATCGTTGCTGCCATAGTATAGTTGCCAGTCTGAATCTATTTTGCTTCTTATTTTCTTACGTTTCTTTTTGCCGTTCTTTAATTTTACTACTCGGTATGTGGTTTTACTAAATTTTGCTAATTTTTTTCCAATGTACTTTCTGCCTGAAATTGTGTTTGTGATCAAATAAACAAACCCAACGCAATCTTCGGGCAATTGTTCAACGTGAGTGTTTTCATACAACCATACCATGGACTAGTAATTATCATCGGCTTTGCTCCATGGTCAAAAATGATTGTTTTCAAGCAAATAATAATCTTTCATACCAGCTTTTCTCGGTGGCGACTCGCCGTGCCCAACAAAATCTTTGTAATCGTAATAACTGATAATATTCCAATCAGTGTGCTCAATCATGTGGCGCAGCGCTAGTCTAGACGGAATCATACCCAATGGCTTTTTGTTATTTTCAATAATCGATTGCATATTCTTGGTATCAACACTTGGATACCAAATTTTTAGATGCCCATCATCAGATACATCATCAACTACTGTAGATTCTAAAAAGAAATATTTTGGTTTTATAACATTTTTAATAAATGATAAAATTTCTACATGATTGTTAAGATAATAAAGCACATCTTGAAGAAATACCACGTCGTACTTTTCTCCGTTATATGATTTTATAAATT